AAAAACGTCGACTTAATTATTACTCTAATGTATATATTGAATCCGATCCTCAGAATCCTCAGAATGAGGGTAAGGTTTTTCTTTTTAGATATGGCAAAAAAATCTTTGATAAATTATCAGAGGCAATGCAACCAGAATTTGAAGATGAAACTCCACTTAATCCCTTTGATCTTTGGAAAGGTGCATCATTCAAATTAAAAATTCGTATGGTAGAAGGCTACTGGAACTACGATAAATCTGCATTCTCTGAACCATCGCAATTCAAGTCATCCGATGATGAAATGGAACGAATTTGGGGAAAGTGTCATTCCTTAGCTGAATTGGTTGCTCCAGATAAATTCAAATCATATGATGAGCTTAAAGCTAAACTTAATGATGTATTAGGAACAACAATGCCAGAAACCCCAACATCACAACCACAAGTTCAAGAATCAATTCCTGAACAAAAAGAACCAGTTGTTGAATCAGGCGATGCAATGTCTTATTTTGAAAAGTTAGCTAACTCTTAATTTAAATTAAAAATCGTCCCAAAATCCAGTGGACGATTTGTTTAAACCCCTTGCGGTTATATCAGTATCATAAGATTTTTCTTGTTTTATAGTTGTATTATTATTGTTAACAACTGGAGATGATATTATATTCTGATTCGCAGGGGGTTTATTATTTTGAGTGGATCTATTATCAATTTTATTATCCATCCCCTTTTCTATAGTTTCCGCTATCAATTTATCTTTTCTGAGAACATTATCTTTATTCGCAGTTAATTGCGGTAAGTCTTTAGGTTGTTGTGTACTTGTAATTGGGTTAGGATCTTGAGGTTCTATATCGTTTGCGCCAATTAATTGTTTTTTAGAATTCATAATACCAAGAATACCCTTCTTAGTTTTATCACCCCAATCATCAAATGCTAAAACCTTTTCTAGTGTTTCGTAGTCAAGTTTTTGTAATGCGGGCCAATTCTTTATTGTAGAATCCCCCCAAACATTATATTCCGCAGTTCCAGCACGAACTAAATCTGCAACTACATTACCGGGTTTATCATTCTTTTTCTTACCTGTTGCAATACTTTCATCTAGTGCCGCTATATCATCAATCAGTTTTACTTCACGCCCAACTTGCACATCGAGATCAAACTGCTTTAATTTTATATCCTTTTCATTCTCATCCATAATAGCATTAGTCTCTTCAGGACTCAACACTTTATAACCAGCTTGTTTCAATTTCCAGTTAGCGTGACTTGCACTTCTTAATGTACTGCCTTCAAATTTCTGACCAACCTTAATGGTAATAACTTCACCATCTTTCTCTGCAGCAATAACGTTTTTAGAACTAAGAGATTTACCAAGGTTGAGTTGATCTGATTTAGCAGAGGAAAGCTCAGCTTCCATCTTATCACCAATAGCTGTTTCTTTCTCTAGTGTAGCCTTCTTATCTTTAGACTCAATCTCTTCTGCATTATCACCACCAAAGAAGCTAGATACTGCCCCATACATATCAGCTGGAAGTAGTGCTTTAGCTATCATTGGTAATAGGTTCATAGGGTTGAAGAATGATATAACTTCTTTAATAGCATTACCTACGGCAGAAAACATACCAGATATCTTGGATACAACTTTGGAAAACATTGACTTAACTCCGTCAAACATTTTCCCTACAAATGAGGCAATATCATCCCAATATGCGAACACTAATCCGCCGACAGCAAGACCAGCTAGTACTGCCCATCCCGCGGGAGTAGTGATTAAAGGTAACAAGAACCTAGAGCCGAGACTCATTAAGAATTTTCCAGCCTTACCAAATTTTGCCATTATATTTTTAAGTATCCCTTTTAGACCACCGGCTTTCGTTTTCGGTTTTTTATCTGGTTTTCCGGCTGAACTTCCACCCATGGCTCTTTCGGATATCATACCCCCAGCTCCTTCGGTTATCACATCTTGGATCGTTGACATGATCCCACCAACACCATCCTCAACCACATCTTTATTCTTACCACCTTTACCCCCAGTAAGTACACCACCAGTTCCAGTTTCAGAACCAGCCGCAGCAGCTTCTTCTGCTGCAGATATTCTATTGTCTGCTTTAAATTGATTTTTATCTGTCTTTAATTGTGCTGCAGATAAATCTCTTATATCTTTAAGTATAGGAGCTAGGTCTCCATATATAGCATCCTCAATACGAGGTAATTGAACTGATTCTATATCTTTGAGTATAGAAGTGGGGTTTTCCTGTGTTATATTCTCGACAGTATTACTAACAGTATCAGGCGGTGTTATATTCTCGACAGTATTACTAACAGTAGCGGGGGGTGTTATATTCTCGACAGTATTACTAACAGTAGCGGGGGGTGTTATATCGGGTGGCGTTAAATCCGATTCAGGAGAAATTTGATCAAATGAGTTTGAAACTTGTCTAATATCATGTAAAGATTTTTCCTTTTTGATTAAATCATCAACCTGTTTTTTTTCTGCTTCGGCTTTTTTCTCCTTTTCATCAGCAACTTCTCTTCTTCTTTTAGCAGATGTAATATATTCTAATTTTTCAGCCGCCTTTCTCATTAGGAATGTTTTCATCCAACCCGATGGGTCTTGTAAAGCAGCTTGAGTCTCTTGTCTTTTTTTATCCCATCCTTCTTCTTTTTCTCTTATTTCTGATTCTTTCTTTTCTGCAATAGAATCTTCGATTTCCTTCTCGAGATCTGCAGCTTTTTTATTCATAGCTTCACGCTTAGTATAAATTTCCTTACTTTTCGCGTGAGATTTTAATTCTTTTTCTTTAGCCTCTCCTAATTCCTTTATAGAGTCTGTAATTTCTTTTGTTGATCTCCCTTCAGCTTCGGCAAGAAGGATGGCGTTCTCATAGGCACTAAGCTTTTTCTCATACTCGGTATTGATTTCTTTTTCTTTTTCAAGTATAGAATCGAGATTCGTCTTATTTGTATCTATATCGTTATTTTCCATATTCTTACCTTTGATTTTTCCGTTTTTCGTTTTCAGTATTAATATAATTAGTTAACATCGAAACATAAATATCTCTTTCCCAAGGTATCATATTTTCGATGTCTGACAAATTATAATTATGGTGTTGCATCAGGGCGAAATTAGTTTTCAAATATGAACCTAAATTGTTATGGGAAAGAGCTATTAAAAAAAAGAATTGAGTCCTTCCAATTCAACCTCACTTTTAACTTTAGTATTTGGGTTAATAACTTCTACCTTCAATTTAACCTTGGGGATATTTTCAAAAAAATCGACAACCTTCATTAATTGTTTCTGTGTCATCGATTCAATAAATTGGGTAATTTCCTCTTCGCTGAAATCTGAGGTATTAAATACTGTCTCCAAATCAAATATAGATTCAATAGAATCTCTGAGAGCACCAATAATAGTATCAGCAGAACTATCAATGGTGGGGTATTTAAGTATTATACCAACCGTCTCATCCAATTTTATTATGTTTGCATCCTTTTTAGGTTTAGAACATTTGATATCTTCAATGTTAACTGTTACATCTGCATATGATTTCTTATCATCCGGGCAAAGAACTTTAATTTCTACTGTCTCCCCTACAGACTTCGCTCTTAATTGAAGAAATAGATATTCAACATCGAATACTGCCATTTCTCGAGCATTAAGTTTCCCGAATGTACAATTATTAATAATTTGGGAGACTGCTGTTAATCTCTCTTCTTCTTCTCCGGTTTCATTTGCTATCATTAATAGTTTTTCTTCTTTAACTAAAAATGATCTGAATTTAATTTTTTTACCATTTGAAGGTAATTTCAATTCATATATTGGTGCTTGTATTTGTGGTAAAGACATAATTTATCCTATTATAAAGTGTTATTCTGAATCAGGGAATTTAGATTTGTAATTGGAACTCCAAGACGAATAGTGGAAAGTTACTGACATTTTAGATAAAGCGTTCGTTGAACTCCAATCTAATGATACAGGAGCTATGGATTTTGGGTATACATCATTAAGAGTTACTGTATATTTTTTATCAGGAGCTCCGTCGTGGTTCCAAGCGGACTCATCCGACCCGAAGTAACCCTGAGTTATTTTCATACTTGCCGTATAATTATTATAAAAATTAGGTTGACCCTTTTCCTTATGATAAGTTAACTCAATCCACTTATCGAAAAATTTCTTTTCCCACATATCACCAGATAAGTAAAATGTTGCAGAATGTGTAGCATATGCAAGATTATTAACTATGTCATAGGAGAAATCGGTTCCCTCTGTCGATGTTATGGGTATAGTCGCAATATCCGGTAGTGTTGTAGAATCACAAAGTAAATTAATTCTGTCTCGATTATCCCTATTAAGAAGTGAAGAACTTAATTCAGATCCTTGATTCTCGATAGTTGCCAAGAAATAATTTGGTCTAGCAAAGCATCCCGCCCCTCGTTTTATATCATTCACCTTTGCTGTAAAACTGTCCAACTGACTATTCGCCAGAACTGACGGAGTGGGGTGTAATTGACTGTATAAATTTTGTGCAGATGTAACCACCCCCGCGATTTGAGATGCATTTGATAATAAACCTGAGAAACTTGCCATAAATTAACCTATTTTTTTTCTTGAATCCGAATGAACTTTAGCCGATGTGGCACCCTTAAATCTAGCAGTAGGAAGAAATGCTGCTATTTCCCATAGATCGGAGGATAAAAATTTTATTTCCGATTCAACTTTATGTATTAAATAATGCTTGAAGCAAGGTTTAAATGCACCAAGTTTAGAAGAATTTTTTAAAAAATCGTATGATATTTTAAACCGTGTAGACTCATCAAATTTTTTGTTATTGGTTATTGTCAGGAGTTCATCTAGAAGTTTAGCTCTAAGTGGAATAGGAAGATAATGAAGATTCACTCCATAAAATCCTTTCTCTGCCGGTCCGACCATTATAATGAGAGGAAACCTATCATAATATGGAAGTGTTGCTTTATGTTTAGGATCATAAAAATATGTATACATTCTTCCTGCTCGAGGATGTGATACTCGATCTAAATTTTTATCACCCAATACATCCGCAGATTTAACCCTTATACCTTTGACCTCATCTCGAAACCAAGCTCTCGATTGTTTCGTCTGAGCTGGTATTTGCTTTTTATAAGCCTTTGCTTGTAGTTTGTCGAATATTGATTCCATACTACTATTTATATCACTTTATGCCAAGATCAATTTCATCAAGAACC